TTAACCAGATATACCAAGCGGCTCGGACTGTTGGCTTTGAACAGAGTTTTCACCCAGTTAAAAAATGGTTTAGTGAGTTGCCCGAGTGGGATGGTGTCGAGCGGGTACGCAGTTTGTTTCCAAAATATTGCAATGCAGAGGACACAGCGTTTAACCGTGAGGTTGGCGAGGTGTTGATGTGTGCGATTGTTAAGCGCATTTACGAGCCGGGGTGCAAGTACGATCACATGGTGGTGTTGGTTGGGCCAGAAGAGCAAGGCAAGTCCACCGCAATTAAGGCCTTGTCGGTGTTTAATAGTTGGTTCACGGACTCGTTGGGCGACATTAACAAGACAGGCGACGCCATCCAGCAGATCAAGGGTAAACTAATCGTGGAAGATTCAGAGCTTAATGCGTTTATGAGCCGGTCCAATACGGTGGCGAGTGTTAAGGCGTTTATATCTAGGGAGGTTGACCGAGCACGACTGGCGTATGCGAAGTTGACCGAGGACGTACCCCGCCAGTGTGTGTTTATGGGCACGACAAACGAACACCAATTCTTGAATAGTGTTACCGGTAACCGTCGGATATGGCCGGTGGAAGTGTACGACATTGACGTTCCAACGCTTACCAACGACTTACCACAGTTGTATGCCGAGGCCTTGGTTGTTTACAAAAAGCGGTACGCTGGGTTAAAGAATGGGTTGGTGTTGCAATCGGCAGAAGCTATTGAGCAAGCCAAGAAAGCTCAGACTAGCCGCATTGAAGTGGACGAGCTTGAAAGAGTTATTCAAGAGTGGTTAAATAAAGGCGTGAGAGACGGTTTCCAGTTGAGTGATGTATGGGATGGGTTGGGTCGAGACATAATACACCTAAGCATTAAGGAACAAAAGCGTCTGGAGCGTGCGTTGTTAAAGTTGCAGTATAAACGCAGTGATAATGGGTTTGTGAAAGTTGGAGGTAAAAAATGATTGATGAAAACAGTACAAAAGAAGATGTTTTAGAAGCGGTAAAGCAGGATGGGCTGGCGTTGCTGGATGCGAGCTATAAGTTGCAGGGTGATCGTGATGTGGTGCTGGCAGCGGTGCGGGAGAACGGGTATGCGTTGAAGTTTGCGAGTGAGGAATTGAGGGGTGATCGTGAGGTGGTACTGAAAGCTGTGAAGACCTTTCTTACGGGGAAGTATGCGTTGGCGTATGCAAGTGCGGACTTGCAGAATGATCGTGAGGTGGTGTGGGAAGCGGTTAGTCGGGATAGCTGGGCGTTGAGGTATGCGAGTAAGGAATTGCAGAATGATCGTAATTTTATACTGAAAGTGGTGAGTCAGAAAGGGAGTGCGTTGTCGGATTGCGTCAGGGCATTTCAAAATGATAAAGACCTGGTGCTGGAAGCGGTTAAGCAGGATGCATATGCTTTGTGCTATGTCAGTGATGACTTGCTGGCTGATCGGGATGTTGTACTGGCAGCGGTGACGCAGAATGGATTGACGTTGTATCATGCGAGGGAGGAATTGAAAGATATCTACTTGGGCAGTCACTTTATGCTGGCGTCGGGGGATAAAGAAGTTGTGCTGGCGGCTGTGAAGCAGAATGGGCTTGCGTTGGAGTATGCGAGTAAGGAATTGCAGAATGATCGTGATGTGGTACTGGCAGCGGTGAGGCAGGATGGGCGTGCGTTGGAGTATGCCAGCGATGAGTTGCGTGGTGATAAAGAAGTTGTAATGGAAGCGGTGAGGGAGAATAGCTTTGCGTTGGAGTTTGCGAGTGAGGAATTACGCAATGACAAAGAGGTGGTGCTGGCAGCGGTTGGTTACAATGGGAATTTGTTGAGGAATGGGCGTGCGTTGAAATATGCGAGTGAGGAATTGAAGAATGATATAGATGTGGTTAGGGCAGCTTTGAGTAAGTCTTGGACCGCAGTTAACTATGCAAGTAGGCAAATACAACGTAACATTATTCAAGATTGGTTAGGAATTAAAGAGGTAAAAAATGATTGATAAGACTAGTACAAAGGCAGAGTGTTGGGCAAATGCGAGTGAGACATTGAAGCGTTATCGTGAGAAGCTACTGGAAGCGGTGAAGCGGGGGGATACGTTTATTAATTTGATTAGGATATTGGAGCATGATCGTGAGATGGTACTGGAAGCGGTGCGAGCGAACGGGTATGCGTTGGTTACTTTGAGTGATGAGTTGCGTGGGGATCGTGAGGTGGTACTGGAAGCGGTGAAGCAGGATGGGAGTGCGTTGCAGTTTGCGAGTTATGAATTAAAAAATGATCGTGAGTTCATCTTAGCAGCGGTTCGACAGAATGCGAGCGCGTTGGGGTGGGTTAGTGAGGAAATGCAAATTGACATGGTGCAAGGGTGGGCTAAGTGTATGGAACAGGAGTTAAAAAATGATTGATATGATAACTTATTGGCAAGTGGGGGTATTTAGTATAGTGTATTGGGGTTCGTTGATGGGGGCCGTGGGGTTTGTTATTGCCGGCCCGGATTTAGACGAAAACGATCGAACCTTAGGCGGAGTATGCTACAACGTTTTAGTACGTCTTTTACTGGCTGCGGTTGCGTTAGTGGTGTGGTATTACGTCTTCACATTTATTTTGTTTTTATTCTTTGAAACATTGGGAGCGTTGTAAGATGAGTGACGATATAAGATCGCATAACATTGGTGCGTCGGACTATTCCAAGTACAAAATACAGCCATGGGATATTTGGCTTGAGTACAATTTAAATCCGTGGGACGCTGATATTGTTAAACGTGTGCTACGCAACAAACCGGGTGAGCGACGACTGGATTATGAAAAAATCATCCATGTGTGTCAGGAACGTATCCGGCAAATAGATAACACGAGAATACAAGTAGCGGAGTAGAAAGAAAATGATTAATGAGAACAGTACAAAGGCAGAAGTGTTGGAAGCTGTGAAGCAGTATGGGCTTAATTTGCTGCATGCGAGTGAGGAATTGAAGGGTGATCGGGATGTCGTGATGGCAGCGGTGAAGCAGAATGGTCTTGCGTTGGATTATGCAAGTGAGGCATTGCAGAATGATCGTGATATAGTCATGGCAGCGGTGAAGCAGTATGGGCGTGCGTTGCGGTATGCGAGTGAGGAATTACGTGGAGATCGTGAGGTGGTGCTGGCAGCGGTGGAGCAGTGGGGGAGTGCGTTCTGTTATGCGAGTGAGGAATTGCAAGGCGATCGGGATGTTGTACTGGCAGCGGTGGAGCAGCGGGGGAGTGCGTTGAAATATGCGAGTGAGGAATTGAGGAATGATATAGATGTGGTTAGGGCAGCGGTGACGCAGAGTATCCACGCGTGGCGGTTTGTTAGTGAGCAAGTGCGAATTGAAATGGCGGAATGTTGGGCTAAGTGTAAAGATTGCGCAGGAGGCAAAAAATGATTAAACCAACTTTAACTTATGACTCATTATCGCAAGAGTATTTTTATGCTTGTAGTCGGGAAGAAAAAGACATACCGAAACAATGCCGGATGAAATGGTCAGCCGGAAACACAGCTTGGAAAACTAAAGACTGGGCACTGGCCATGAGAGCCGCAGAGCTTTCCGGCATCGGTACTGAGATGTTTAGAGATAAACTTTTACAGCCACCAGCTCGACTCACCCTACCAGATTTCTTATACGACTACCAAAAGGAAGGCATCCAAACGATTGTGGCCAATAAAAACTTATTGCTTGCTGACGAGCAGGGGCTGGGTAAAACTGTACAAACCATTGAGGCGTTGCGGTACATCGACGTCCGGCGCATTTTAGTCTTGTGTCCAGCTTCACTAAAGTATATGTGGCAAGAGCAATTTGACCAATGGTCGGATAACTTACTCACCCAAGTAGTCGCCAACGGTAAATCGGCAATCATAGCCACAAACAACGTCGTCATTGCTAACTACGATCTGGTCTCCAAACGGTATATCTACGAGCAGCTACGCGCATGGGCCCCCGATATGGTGATCTATGATGAGGCGCATTACCTTAAAAACCCCACGTCCAAACGGGCCAAAGCGTCGTTTCTACTTGGAGCTAGAGCCGACCGGCGACTCATGCTCACTGGTACCCCAATGCTTAACCGGCCTATTGAGCTGTATAGCATACTTCGGTTTTTAAAACCAGCAACGGTTGAGCCATACGACAATTATAAAAAGTACGGTTATAAATTTTGTAACGGCAAGGAGGGCCCCTTTGGGTTTGATGTTAAGGGGGCCAGTTGTACCGACGAATTGAACTACAGACTCAAACGCACCGTGATGCTACGGCGGTTAAAGAAAGATGTACTTACCGACTTACCAAGCAAGACGATGCAGATTATTCCTATGGAGCAAACCAAGGATACCAAAAATATAGTCAAGCAAGAAGGGCTGTTTGATGTGGCCAAGATTTTAGAAAAGCCAGATGCTAACCTTATCGGCGAGATGGCTACTATTCGGCGAGAGCTTGGAGAAGCTAAGCTGCCACAGAGCATCGGCTACATTAAAGATGTGATGGCGAGCGGCGTTGAAAAGGTTGTGGTGTTTGCGTACCACAAAGTAGTATGTGAAGGGTTGTACGAAGCGTTTAAAGACGACGGAGCAGTGCTAGTCTATGGCGGTACAGCGTCAACAGATCGCCAACGCTACGTTGACCGCTTTCAAAAAGACGCAGACACTAAAGTATTTATCGGCCAGATACAAGCTGCCGGCACTGGGCTTACCCTAACCGCAGCCAGTCACGTGGTATTTGTAGAGAACAGCTGGGTGCCCGGAGAGATGGACCAAGCAGTTGACCGGTGCCATCGGATTGGCCAAGAAAATAAAGTTATTGCGCAGGTATTGGTTGTTAAGGATAGTATCGACCATGTTATAATGAGGTCTATGTTTTTTAAAAAGAGAAAGATTAAGGAGGTTTTAAAATGAATGTGTTGAGTTTGTTTGACGGTATGAGTTGTGGCCAAATTGCGCTAGACCGCCTAGGCATAAAAGTAGAAAATTATTATGCCAGCGAGATTGACAAATACGCCATTAAGATTGCTCAGAAAAACTATCCAAACACTATCCAGTTGGGCGATGTTAAAAACGTAAAGGGTGAAGATTTACCAAATATTGATTTACTTCTGGCAGGTTCGCCTTGTCAAGGGTTTAGTTTTGCGGGAAAACAGCTGGCATTTGATGACCCTAGATCGGTATTGTTTTTTGAGTTTATTAGGCTATTAGAAGAGTGTAAACCAAAATACTTTTTGCTCGAAAATGTACGCATGAAGAAAGAGTATCTTGATGTTATTACAGATTTAGTGGGGGTTGCGCCTATCTTAATTAACAGTGCGCTAGTTAGTGCGCAAAATCGTCAACGATATTACTGGACTAACTTGCCTGTTGCTGGCCAACCAGAGGACAAGGGTATTGTGCTTGGAGATATTATCTATGATGACACGTATAAGGTATTTACGGATGAAAGAATAACCAAAACAAAAAAGGCGACAAAAAATTACGTTCAGTGGGATTTGAGTGGCAAAGGTTATGGGTCTCAAGGAGATAGAGCTTACTTCAAAGAAAAAAAGGTAGGTACCTTACCCAAATCAAGTCCCGCTAATAAATCAAATATTGTTTTAGATTATGAAAATGATATTTATAGACGCATGCATCCGATAGAGGCTGAAAGATGTCAACAGGTACCCGATAACTATACAAGTGGGGTGAGTGATAATAAAAGACTTGAAATGCTGGGTAACGGATGGACTGTAGATGTTATTTGTCATATTTTAAAAGGAGTAGACTATGGAAGTAATTGATCACAGAACAGAAAAACTTAGTAAGATTGTTAAGCTAGAAAAGAACCTAGACATGGCTGCTCAATACGCACCTCGACTCGTTAAACGCTTGGGGGTGGGTAGTAAGCACGCTTTCCCAAGCTGTTATAGTTTCGACGCAACGTATGGGTATTTTGTAGCCAAAGACGGAAGCAAGCTCCCGGGTGCCAGAGTGCATATACACCACAATCTATTGGACTTATCGGTGGTAGAAAACTGGGGGCTATCCTACATTGACGAGATACTTGACCCAAAGAACCGAGCATTAGATGATCTGGTTAAGCGCATGGCAAATTCATTCAGAGCCGGGACGCAGGTATTATGAGCACACATTCACTATTCGGCGCATCAGCCGCACACATTTGGACTAACTGTACGGCCCAGCCATGTTTGGCTTCACAAGCTAAAACATTTGAGGAGTCAAGCGATTATGCTAACGAAGGAACCACGGCGCATAATATAGCCGCCGAGATTTTAAAAGGCGTGTTACCACTGGAGTCGGTCGGTACCTTGCCCGACGAGATGATCGACGCCATTATCATGTACGTGAACTACGTCCGGCGACACGTTAAGAAAACTAGTAAGCTATATGTCGAGCAACGTATCCGCCTAGACTCTATTGACGGTGGTCACTTTTTTGGCACGGCAGATGCTATTGTTTCATCAAAGACAACACTAACGGTTATCGATTTTAAATACGGCCAAGGCATTAGTGTGCAACCAGAGAACAACCCCCAATTGCTTTATTATTTGTTGGGCGCAATAGAGCTTGAGGGGCTTGACATCATGTGCGGTAAAAAGTTTTATGTAGCGATTGTGCAACCACGGATGGAAAAAGACCCAATCCGTAAAGTTGAAGTGCCGGCTCGATCGTTAATTGCGTTTCAAGCATTTTTAGAAGGACGATATGAAAAAGTAAAGGAAGACCCAGAATACAACCAAGGGCCGTGGTGCCAGTTTTGTAAAGTAAAAGGTGTGTGCCCCGAGCTTAAACGGATTAGCAACGTCACGACTAAAACTGATATTGAAGGCGATGTTACTACGTTGCCCGAGGTGGAGCAGCTAAGCATGGAAACAATCAGCAAGGTGTTAGAAAATGCCAGTGCCATAAAGAAGTGGTTGACAGCGGTTGAAACGTATGGTTATAATCTAGCTTTAGAAGGTTGTGAGATTCCGAGACATAAGTTAGTATTGGGTGGGCGAGCCACCAGAAAATGGATTAATGAGAACAAAGTTGCCGAAGAATTACAGAGCGAATATGGCCTCGACATTTTTGATATTAAACTCAAATCTCCAGCCCAGATGGAAAAGTTAGTCGATGACAAGGAGGTTGTGCAAAAATATGTTATGGTCCCAGAGAAAAAACCAGTACTGGTTTCGGACACAGATAAAAGAGAGCCTTATAATTTAGGCAACGAGTTAACAAGTTTAATAGATTAATAGATTAAGGAGATTAAAATGGCAAACCAAGAAATTTTAGAAAAGGTAACGCAGGACGGGTATGCGTTAGCGTATGCAAGTGAATCTGATAAACTTGACAAAGCTGTGGTTCTGGCAGCAGTTAAGCAGAATGGGCGTGCGTTGTGTTATGCGAGTACGGCATTGCAAGACGATAAAGAAGTAGTGCTGGAAGCAGTTAGCCAGTATTGGGGATCAATTGAATACGCAAGTAATCGGTTAAAAGAGGAAGTTATAAAGGCTTGGCTTGGTCTAGAGTTATGGTCTAGAGTTAATGGATAAATAGGTTTAATAGATTAAGGAGATTAAAATGGCAAAACAAAGTTACAAGAATAATGTTATTACACCAGTGGGTAAACTATCGTACCCGTATTTAGTAGATAAACTAAGTACGCAAATCGACGGCCGAGTTATTGAGAAATGGTGCGTCGATTTGTTGTTCTCTAAAGACACTGACCTATCGGCCTTAAACAAAATCGTTAAAGATTTAATTAAAGAGCAATGGCCAAAAGCAACACCCGAGTTGGTGAAGAAGATTCGAGTACCCTTTAAAGATGGAAACGCTAACCTTGACAAAGAAGGTGAGATCAAGCCCGGGTACGAAGATATGATTTATGTCTCGCTGGACAGTAAGAATCAAGCACCGCTTTTAAAAAACGCTAAGGGCGAGGTTATGACCGCCGAGGAAGGCCGGAACGAAATGTATGGCGGATGCTACGGTCGCGCGTTAGTTAACGCAGGAACCTATGACCACCTTGGCAATAAAGGCGTCAAGTTTTATTTAGCTGCTGTACAAAAGCACCGAGACGGTGAGCCCATGGGTGAAGGTAAAACGACTTCGGCCCAAGTCGACCGATTGATGGAAGCGTTTGACGATCAAGAGGACGCAACAGATAACTCAGATTTGTTGAGCTAGGGCGCACTCATGCTATATATCGACTTCGAAACAAGGTCGTATTGCGACCTAACAGCCAGTGGTTCGTGGCGATACGCACAAGACCCAACAACCGAGATCTTGTGCATGGCCTACGCTTTCTCAGATACTGAGCCTAAACTAGTAATAGGCTCAGAGCTGCCAGATATAGTAGCCTTGCACATTGATATGGGTGGGATCGTTGAGGCGCACAATGCCATGTTTGAGCGAGCACTCTGGGAATCTATATGCGTAAAGAAATATGGATGGCCAGAGATAAAGCCAGAACAATGGCGATGCTCCGCAGCATTGTGCGCCCGATGGGGCGTACCCCGAGATTTGAAGACAGCTCCCATGGCCCTAGGGCTACAAGAAAATAAAGACACCGAAGGCCGGGCAATCATGCTTCAACTCAGTAAGCCCCGAAAGACTAAAGACGGGCTTGCCTATCTCGAGGACGATACTAAACTCAAGAAGCTGTACGACTACTGTCTCCAAGACGTTCGTACAGAACGAGCAATCAGTCATAACTTCACCCAAGACTTTGGGTTTGAAAAAAAAGTGTGGGCGTTGGACCAGCGTATTAATTACCGAGGCGTACCTGTTGATCGACAAGGTGTAGAGAACGCACTAGAGCTACTCGCCCTATACGCCGAACAGCTTGATAAAGAAGCCAAAGAAATAACCGGCGGTATCGCCGTAAGCCAACGAGATAAATTAATAGAGTGGGCCAACGAGCGCAGTGTCGGTTTGCAGTCATTGACTAAAGAGGCCGTGGCCGATTGCCTCGATTGGGTGCAAGATAAAGAAGTCCGGCGCGTTTTGGAGATTCGGTCGCAGTATAAAACTTCAACCGCCAAGTACCAACGGTTGCTATCCAGTATGTCAGAGGGCGATCGTATCCGAGATGCGTTTGTTTACTATGGCGCACTCACCGGACGATGGGCTGGCCGCTTGGTTCAGTTCCAAAATTTACCAAAAGGTTCCGTTGCGTCCGATCAGATCGACGACGTGGTGGATTCTGTGGTTAAAAAGGATATTGCCAAAATAAACGCACACGAGGTTGCCCCTATGTTGCAATTATCTAGTTGCATTAGGGGTATGATAGCCGCCCCTAACGGGAAGTCTCTATATGTGGCGGATTTCGCCGCTATTGAAGCTCGGGTCGTTTCGTGGCTTGCAAATTGCAATTTAGCGTTGGATCAATTTAAAAAAGGAGAAGATTTGTATGTTACCATGGCCGCCAAAATATATAATGTTACAGAAGCCGAGATTACCAAAGCCCAGAGGCAGCTGGGTAAGGCGGCTATTCTTGGGGCTGGTTACGGTATGGGCCATAAAACTTTTCACCGGACCTGTGCGTCGTGGGGCATGGAGGTCTCGGAGGAGTTAGCCCAGTCCGCCATTGCCACGTACCGCTCCGTGTATAGTGAGATTCGGGATTTGTGGAGACACACTGAGTTGGCTGCTACAAACGCCATTCGGTATGGTAAGCCTGTGACAGCGGGGAAGGTCACATGGTTTATGCACGACGGTAATTTACATTGTAAGTTACCGAGCGGTCGGAGCTTGACGTATCGTAAAGCTAGGCTCCGAGCTAAGGAAACTCCATGGGGTGGTGAGAGCTATGAGCTTGTGTACTATGGTTCCCGAGAGAAGGGGGCCAAGTGGGTTGAGATAGACACGTACGGTGGGAAGCTAGTGGAGAATATTACACAAGCGATTGCCCGAGACTTATTAGCCGAGGCTATGTTTAGGCTAGAGGACGCCGGGTATGATATAGTCATGCACGTACATGACGAGGTAGTCTGTGAGGTTCCCGACAACTCTACCAAGTCGTTGTCGGAGTATGAAGCTATCATGGCTCAGGTGCCTACATGGGCAGAGGGTATGCCTATTGACGTCGAAGGCTGGGTCGGTAAGCGGTTTAAGAAATAGGAGGTACGAACGTCATGATAAATTGGTTTAGAAAAAAGAAGTTGATAAAAAAGTTGATAAAAAAGTACAACGTGCCAACAGAGCTACAAAAAGACTTAGTCGCTGTTACAGATAAGTATTTTGTAATTGAGTGGTACTACGATAATTATAATGATGCCATTCGTTGCTTTATTTACGGCCGCCAACCCGATGGTACCTTAGGTGACCGCAAAGGAACGACATGGTTCGAGAGGACTGGTCTCGCCGTTTGGGAAACGGACGGCTTAGATAGAATACGCGACGACATAAATGCACTGTGCGACTTAGAAGTTGAAGTTGATTCGTTAAAAAGAAGACGACGTGTTATGCGAGATAGATTTTTATGAGGATTTGAGGTATACTATAAGTACGCATTTGATAGCTATGCTGTCTGTGCCTTGATAAAATATACTATCGAATGTGTACCACAGGCCCAATACCAGTTAACAAAAAATAATTACTTGAGCATTTGATTGGGCCTTACAATTTACGATGACAAACAAACACTCTATTATTGCACTGGATTTAGGAACCACTTGCGGGTGGGCAGTTAAACACAATAACCGTACGTATTCCGGCGTATTTAAACTGGCTCCCAGTCGGTTCGACTCTTACGACCAACGGTTTATTACGTTTCGCAAAAGCCTACAAGAGCTAATAACCAAACGGTTTAAGGACGCAGACCTCAGTACAGTACAAGTGTTCTATGAAGAGGTGAGGCAATCCCAAGCCCCCGACGCAGCCCATATGTATGGCGGCTACAAAACCGTGTTAACTTGTTTTTGTTTAGAGCATGGCATATCGTATAAAGGCGTGGGAGTAAAGACGATCAAGAAGTTTATTACAGGCACCGGCTCCGCTGGTAAAGAGAAAGTTATGGATAGTGTGCGGAAACTAGGCCATTACCCAGAAGACGACAACGAAGCCGACGCCATCTCTATCTTGTACTACGGACTAGATTATTTGTCGTAGGGCTTAACTAAGCCAGTGTCAAGCATAATGTCACTGAGCTTTATGTTGTCTATATAGACGTCAGCCACTAGCCTAAAATACTTTCCTCGCTTAACGTTTCTTAATTCAATACGCTGGGCGTTAATTAATAAGTCCCTTAATTGCTCCCGAGCAGCTATGGCGTCGGCTTTATTCTCGGCACTCGTTAACTCAACCGCGTCGTATCCAGTTGGGCGAATAGATACGTCTTTACAAAATAAATCTAAATCACAGTTTAAATTTACTTTAAACGTATCCCCGTCATGAACCTTGGTTACTTTCAAAACCTCTAGCGGCGTAGCCTCAGAGACGGCTATTTGACTAACCCCGAATATAGCCAGTAGTGCAGAACAAATTGCATATAGTATTTTTTTCATCATTAAACGATCTCCAATTTAAACCCTGTAGGGTATGTCGCTAGTAATCGATTCAGTGTGTTTTTAGAATACGACACCGCCAATTGCCGGGGGTGCCCCATAAACTCCCATTCTTTGCCGACTAAAATACACCCTTCAATATCCGATATGAAATTACCCGCATGAATAAGTATGCCCGATCGCCCCGGAACACTTAACACAACAAACGCTTCGGGATATTTCAAGCTGGTATAATTGGTCACGTTGTATTCCCCACACGGGATGCACGACACGTTTCGGGCATTACGTTGCCACGGGAGTTCTAAAGTCTTACACACCTCGTCACCGTCCGAAGTGTGTATCGTCCCTAGTATCCCCCGATTGCTTTCTATCTCTCGATTAAGAGTTAGTAAAGGGGTCATTCTGTGCTTTATTAAAGTTGCACGCAATAAGATTTACTAAGTTCATTAGCAGTTTAAAGTTTTTATCTTTAACCGCTGAGGACACAGTTGAGGCAATAGCCGCTCCGCCCGTAATGGCTAGTGCAAGTCCTTGAGGGTCGTCTAGGTAGGTCACACTAACCCCCAGCGAGCCCGCCCCGGAGGCGGCTAGTAAAACTTGGTATAATGTTTTGAAAAATTTAGTCATGAATATCTCCTTATTTATAATATAGTGCGCTTAAAAGCGCAGCGATAACGCTCAGTAATCCAGTAATAAAAGTTGCATTAATTCGCAAAATAATTGTGCGGACATCTTTTCGATGTTCGTCTAACACTTGGCTTTTATAAGCTAACTCTTTAGACATTTCAGCTACTTTTACCTCAACCGTTCGCAATCGGTCTGATATGTCGTCCAGTTTTTTCTTGTCGTAATTGTCCACACAGTTTGTAGTATTGCATAAAAAACCAGTTTTTGTCTATTTTAAGTTGCCTATTTTTATGCTAACTTAATGAATCCAGTAGTGTTTGTATTTCGGTTTTTTCGCCTTCGTCCGCTACGTCTAGGTAGTGTGGGTTAGCCATAAGTGACGCAATTGCGTTTTTTAAATTTTCTTTTAAGGTGATTACCTGAGCTTTGTGTTGAATTTCGATATTATTTAGCGCATCCTGCGCCGTTAACATATTGTTATAAGCGTTTAATAATTCTTGATTGTCTTTTATGTCTTTAATTGTCATTGATTGTTTGCTCCTTGGTGCTGTCCACCTTATATTCTACACCGTATTTGGTAAATTCGTCTACTGCTAATTTGTCTTTCCGATCGCCAAAAATTAAAACATTGTAGGTGCCGGATTGCTCACACACTACTTTTGCACGTTTGCCGCCGTCAATCACTTCACCCCATGCCCTTCCAAAATGTTTAAATGGATTTACCCATACTAAACTATCTTGGTTCAAATGTTCAAAATAATCGGGTAAGTCAATATAATTATCGCCTTCCTTACAATCAAGCTGATACTTATAGATATTCCCGCCGGCACTTGGAGTTTCCACAAAGTAATGTCGTAATCGGTGTGTGTCTTTCTTTTGTGGGTCTGGGTGTGCAATATCAAACGACCCTGACCCCTTAGACAATGACCCACTAACAATAGCATTTCCGTTTACGTGTAATTTTTGTGACGGACTATTTGTTCCTATCCCAAAATTTCCACTGTTGGTTAGTCTCATTTTTTCAGAACCATTTGTTCCAAAAACCAAACCGTGGTTAGTGTATGTTCTTAAAACTGCCGTGCCACCACCAGCATAAAACTGACCTAAAACCCCGCCATTGTTTCCATACAGATTCAAAACTGCATAGCTGTTTCCACTTGCTGTGTTTTTTA